CTCGAAGGAATCGACCCGCTCCAGCCCGTCGAGGCCGGAGCCGATCTCGACCTTGTAAGGCGCTGGGAACGCCTCGCGGGTGGGGACGTAGTACTCGACGGACGCGCAGTCCCGGAGGAGCCGCAGGGCGTTCTCGGTGAAAAGGCCGAGGTCGTAGACGAGCGCTTTTTTGTTTGACAGGTTCAATTCGGACTCCCGGAAATTCTCTCTCCGTATTGCTTCACAAGAGCTGCTCCGTCGGCTGTTCTCCTGCCTGTGTCGGATTGCGGACCCGCCGCTTTTTCCAAATGATAATGGCCGTCAGGCCTTTGGATGACATCGTAGCCCGGATAGTGGATGACACCGTTCCGAACGGTGAGCTTCGAGGCATCTATTGATTTCCAAAGCGTGTCCATCCGCTCGAGCAGCGGCTTGATCGCAGCGATACCCTGCGGACCGAGCTTATGAACCATATCCGCCATATTGTCTATCCGTTGCTGCGATTGCGCCTGCATCCCCTGCGCCCCGCTCGCCCTTCCCACGTCCATGTAATCCTCCCGGCTGCCCGTCCAGGGGGTCATCGTGCGCCCTGCGCCGCCCATGGAGGCCGCCAGAGCGTTGACGGGCATAGGCGACGCGCCGGGCATAGGCCCGCCGGGCGGGTTATTCGCCCCCGGCGCCGCAAGACCGTTCGCGGGACCCGAACCGGGTGCGCCGGAGCTCATCAGCCCGCTCAGGTAGGCGTTGCGGGTGGCCTCCGCCTGGCCCTCCGTGATGGCGCCCTGGTTGACCGCGTCCTTGAGCCTTATGTCGAGGAGCTTGTTCCTGATCCCGCCTGCGTAGTAGTCCTGCGCGTCCTGGAGCATAAGCGCGAAGTCGGGCAGGACGACCTGCTGCGGGCGGCCGAGAAGAGAAGAAAGACCATAATCGTTAGCCATGTGATCACCTCGAATTAGAAACTCTGCCCTGCACCGCCCCATCCGTACATATATTGGCTGTACGGATCGTAAGGGTTGTTTGCCGCGTTGTACATATAGCCGGAGTTCCCAAGACCGTTCCCCCCCTGGTACTGCTGATTCATATACTGATTCATGTAGTAGGCGGGCATCCCGTAATTGAGGCCCGAATTGATCGCCCCGGTGTACGCGTTCGCGGCCCCGATCTGGCCCGCGGCAAGGGCGTTGCCCGCGCCTACCCCGTATTGGCCCATCGTGTTTGCCGCCTGCAGGCCGAGTTGTGCTTCCGAGGTCGCCGTACCCTGGCCCGAAGTCGATAAGCCGGTCAGCATGTTATAGGGCATGGTGTACTGGGAGTTCAGGTTCTGCTGGTAGGTGTTGAGGGCCTGGTTGTAGTACTGGTCCATATACTGCGTCGCCGCACCCTGACCGTAATTCTCAAGGGCGGTCCCCATGTTCCCGGAGCCGTAATTTCCCGCAGCGGCCCCGCTTGCCGCGAGGGCGTTAACTCCCTGCTGCGTCACCCATTGGTAATCGGGGTTGTTGGAGATCCGGGTCGGGTCGAAAGAGAAGGCCGGAGTGTTGAGAAGGCCGCCTTGCTGTGATACCGGCCCGGTTGCCCCAGCCGGCGCCCCCGTGTTCGACTGGCCCATGCCGTAGGCGAGCGAATTGACCGCCCCGGTGCCTGCCTGGAGCCAGGGCTTCATGTTCTGCTGCTGCTGGAGCCATTCCTGATAGGTGAGCTGCTGACCCTGAAGGTTCGCGTTGGCCGCCGTCTGTGCCGCCGACTCCTGCGCGTTCGCACCTATGAGCGAGCCGCCGAGCAGCCCGACCCCGGCGCCGATTATTGCTGTCGCTCCCATCTTATCCTTCCTTTGCCCCCTGTTTGAACACCGGCTTCACACCGTTCGGCCCTTCTTTTAGGACCTTGACATAGTATTTCCCAAAGTCCTGGTAGTGCATCCCCTCGAAGAGGCGGTAGACCCCGTTGTGCATCCCGCCGTGGGTCATGAGGAGCTGCGCACCAGCCTTTTCCGCCGCTCTTTCCGCAAGGCGCACGAGGCGCATCCCTTCCGATCCTTTCCGGTAGTCCGGATGAAGGAAGAGGAGCGGGACCGTACCGTAGATGCATGCATAGTGTGGGTGCGGGCCGATAACAACGACGACCCCCGCCTTGAGTTGGCCTCGCTCGTTCCGCCCGATCACTATTCGCAGGAAGCCCGCAGCATCCAGCGCCCTATAAAACACCCAGTCCAGGTCAGGGGGGAAGTCGTGGAAGGGCGCGGCCACTTCCTCCCAATAGATATCCGCAAGGAGGAGCATCTCCTCTTTCAGCCTGTCATCGAGCTTTTCAACTCGGTAATCGAGCATCAGATCACCCCATGTAGTGCCATGCGCTCCCCGTCCACCTGTAATACCCTTCTCCGCTTCCGGGGTTCCAGTCCGTCCCGTTAGCGTAAGCCAAAAGCCCCCGCATGTGGGGCGGCTCCGTCTTGCCGAACCTCGGGTTCGTCGGGTCGATGTAAGAAAGGACTTTGCCCGTTGCCGCGACTTCGGCGAGCCACTGCTGCCAGACCGTGCTGGACAGGGGATAATTGGCGGAAGGGGCCTGTCTTATCATTCTCCGTATGCTCCGAGGATTACCCTTTTTACCGGGTCCGAGACGGCGACCCTGAAAATCCTGTCCCTGCTCACTCCGAGCCTGCGCCATACGGCCCTTGCTTTGTACTGTCCCACGGCCCCGATGGAGGCTGTGTAGTCGTTGCTCCAGGTGTGGCCCCCGTCGTCGGACCACGAGAGGGCGGCGCTCCCGCCTACGCCCGTTTCCATGTCCACGTGGAGGCGTTTTATGAAGATGTTCTGGAGGTCCTTCTTGTCGGCTACGTGCTGGCATGTCCTGACCGAGACTATGGGCTGCCCGTTGTCCGTATATATGCCCGCCTGCATCTTGTAGATGTTCCCGCTCTGCCAGTCGCCGATAAGGTGCATCCCCGCGAAATAGGCGTAGCAGTTCCCGACGTGCCTCCCTATCGCGTAGGCGCCGCCGGTCCATGTCGATCGCTCGTGCCAAAGCCCTGTAGAGGCGTCGTAGACGAAGGTCGCGTTGCCTTGCGGGAAAGTGAGCACGTAAAAAGTGTGACCTCCATCAGAATAGCAGTAGCCGAAGGCGTCAACGACGGTGGATAACTGGCCGATCCGGTAGTTGATCGGCGGGGGGCTGACTACCTGGGGGTTGCCCCCCTGGCCGACGATCTGGACGACCCCCACAAGCTCGCCACCGTCGTTATGGCGCTCGTTGGCAAGAAAGAAGAGGGAGTTGCCGCCCCTCGCGGCGGACCAGGGCGCAGGGGTGCCGTAGTCGAGGACCGCCGCGCCCGACCGCTGGAAGGGGAACCCCTGGCTCGTCGGCACGCCCGCGTCGTACCAGACCTCGGAGGTGTACTCCTTGATGATCCATAGCTGCTGCTCCATATTGAAGATGCACTTTATGAGGTCGGGTGCGGCCGATATGGGGGAAGTAGCGAGGGCGTTCCAGGTCGTGCCGTCATAGAGATTCGAGGCGTACGCCGACATGCTGCCCGAAGGGGCAACCACGAAATAGCCGTCTATGTAGGCCAGGGCGATGGGGTTCCCCGGCCAGCCGCCCCCCGAAATAGCCGCGAAGGCGGCGGTCGAGATGTTGTAAATGTAGCCCGCAACGCCGTCGATTATCATGAGCTGGTTGCCGCCCACGCCGGAAGCGGCAAGGCCGTTATCCGCCATGAGGACCCTGCCGCTTGATGTCTGGAGCGTACCCAGAGGGGCGGACATCACGCCGGCCGCCGTCAGGGAGTAGAGCTTTCCGCCGATTACCACGTAAAGGAGGCCGCCGAAGACGTGCGTCCCCCGCACCACTCCCGAGCCGAAGCCCGCCCAGGGGGCCGTCCCCGGCGTCCCCAGGAGGGCGATCACGTCTTTGGCGTCCCTGGGTGATATCTCCGGATAGAGGTTGACGGACCGGGAAGCATCAAGGTTGCTGCTCACTCCTAAGTATCCCGCTCCGCAAATCGGAAGATGCATCTTACGACCCCTTTGCCGACTTTGTCATATAACCCAGGATGCCGCCGCCCACCGCCGTCGCAATTTCAGGGTGGCCGGTGGCCAGGCCCCAGCATGCGAGGACAGTCAGGCAGATCAAAGCCACCGCATTGTCGTCGAAAAGCTTACCCATCGTTGCCACCTTCCCCGGTGGCTTAGGCCGGGGGGGCTGCCGCCGCTACGGCCGCCGCGTGGATCCCGAACAGGTTCTCGAACTCCTGAACGAGAGCGGGGAGGGCGGGCGCGTAGGTCTCGAAGGTTTTCTTTGCCCCGCCGCTCAAGATGTTGTCAGCCACGGCCGCCGCGACCTCGACGCCCTGGTTGATGTTCGCCTGCGTCGCGCTGTCCACCTTCCCGCTCGTCGCCTGAAAGATGTCGTGTGTGACCGATGGTACGGTCTTGAGGGCAGCGGCAGCGAATGGCGCCGTAACCGGGTCAAAAGCCATAGCCATGCCGATAAGCTCTTCCAGTCCTTCCACTACAGATTCTACGTTCATACTCTTTCCTCCTTGTTTTTATCGCGCTGCTTACGCAGTCGCGTATTTCGCTCTCAGTGCGTCGCACCGGTTGAGCAGCCCCTTGAGAAACTGAGGCTTGGCGGTCGTTCTGTAGTGCTGCTCCCGCATGTCCAGAAACTCGCGCCAATCCTGCGTGATGGCGAGGGTATGCTTTGCCCAATTTTCCCCCGGGTTCACGGCCGAGTCGAAGGCTACCACGTCCAGAGGATGGGGTAGTGAATCGGCAGCTATGAAGTCCCAAAAATGGACCCGATAGAACTCCGTCGCGTACGCCCCCGCATCATCCGGCGCCATATCCTTGATGAGCGAGTACTCATGCGGCCAGAAGTGAGCGGATATGCCGAGGCGGGTCTGCCCGCCGGGATCGCCCTTCAGATTCGAGTCGAAGCCCTCCTCGCGGAAGGTAAAGGCGATAGCTTCGGGAAATGAGCCGTTCATAGTTTCGCCGTCCTTTGCAGGAGTATCTTTATATCGCCCCGCATCTCCTTAATTGCCCCCCAGAACTCGTCTTGGTCCTTCTCCCTTTCCCTCTCCATGGTGGCATGAAGGCTGCACACCTTCCCGCTGCCGTTATCCTTCGACCGCTTTATTACTGCCATTGCCACCGGACAAGCCGCGAATGCCACTCCTACTATCAGGACCGCGAGCTCCATGCTCATCCTCTCTCCTCCGCCTCATGCCCCCGTGTACGCCGCCCTTGCCGCCTTCTTGTTGGTATGCCTGGTCTGTGCTGCTGCCGGCAGGTCGGTCACCGCGATTACCCCTTTCGCAATAAGCACATCTATCATGTCTTCAGTCCCGCGAGGCAGTTCCGCATCCGTCAATTGGAGAGCCTGGAGAGCCTGCCACTTGGCGGCGTTGACCTGGATCGTCGCCCCGTCCCATATCGAACACGGGTTGAGATCGGGGATCAATGCGCCGGAGTAGACATGCTCGTTTGCCTGAAGCACATACGAGTCATCCACATAACGCATGTTCGTAATGGAACCGCCTGCCGTTGCTTGGAGGACTATCCTTGCCATGGTTCCTCCTTTAGAATCCGTAACCGGTAAGTGTAATCGTGCATCCGCCACTTCCTACTGTTATTTCGTAATAGAGCGTTGACGGCGTTAGAATAAGCATATACCAAGGGCTGTACAGAGAGGCCGCACCGGAATACATATTTACAAACCCGGTGGAGGCTGACGTGGGCGCTACTGCACAGCCAGTCGAAGAGGCGTTTACAGCCATGTATCCCCAGGCACGTTTCGCAGGGATGGGAATGGTTGAAGAGCTACCAATCGCCGTCCATGTTCCCGCTGTTCCGCCGCTAACTAAAACGGAGGGGGATGCTGGAATGTCTATCGGACTTGCGTACCAGTTCGTCCCGTCAGTCCAGATATCTGGGTTACCAGAGAGTGCGACGGAATTAAGGCCGAAGCCGCTTGCCGTGCCCCATAGGTATGTGGACGCAGGAAGCGCAAGGGTGACGACGGCGGAGCTTATGTTCGTCACTTTCAATATTCCCCGCGATCCGATGCTGCCGACTGCCGGTAGGGTGAGTGTGCAGGTAGTTGAGCAGTTCATCGTGAGTGAGCCGGGGAAATCGCTATTCTGTACGGTGTAGTTACCTGTCTTTGTGGATGATACCGGAGCAACGCCAGGTGCACCCCCATCCGCTAAGTTCTTGCCGTCAGTACCAGAGAACATAGCAACGTGGCCCGCTGTGGACGAGCCGGGGCCTACGGCAGTGTTGGCGTTGTAGCCTTGGACAATCGAGCCGATGTTGCCCGAGTTAAGAAGCGTGTAGGCCCCCGCGCCGTGTACGCCAGTTGAGGCAGACGCATGACTGTTGAGGTTGCCCTGAACAGTGGAGGCGGCCCCGTAAGTGTCATAGGTGGCACTCCCAAGAGCGGCCATGATGTCCGCCACCTGGAGGAGCGACAAGACCACATTTGCTCCATTCCCTCTCAGATAATAACCCGAACTTACCCCACCCGCGAGAGCGTTCAGGGCTGCTTGCTGCGTAGTCTGTCCCGTGCCGCCGTTCGCTATGGGAGCCACAGAGAGGTATGAGAGCGCCCCGAGCGTTCCGCCTGCGCCTATATTAAGGCTCGCGCCGTCGTTGCCGAGAAGGGTAAGCGTACTTTGGACCGTGAAGACCTTGCCCGCCGTAACCACGCTCTGCCCGTATGATATGGGGGTGGACCCGCAAGACGGCTGCCATTTCCACGCCCCCGGATTGGCGGGGTCGGGAACGTAGCAGTCCGCGTGCAGGACCGTTGCCGCTGCCAGGTTCGCGAGGATGAGAAGGACGAAAATCAGTCTTTTCATATTGACCTCACGTCTTGATTATGAAGTTGACCACCGCAAAGGGGTCCATGATCGCCATAGATGAAGGCGTTGTAAAATTGTCAACACCGCCCGTCTCTCCTGTTCCGGTGTTGTTATAATTGTTAGTCTGCCCGCCATCAGTGAAGTAGACTGCTCCTGGTTGAGCGGTCACAAGCGTCCCTGCCACTGTGCCTCCCGTGGGACCACCCCACCCAGTATTTGGAACAGTTAAGCTCGGGACAGAATGTGTATGGCCGGGAAACTCCCCCACTACTTGCGTGTGCGTCTCTGCCCCGCCCTTAGCGCCAATAACCCTGTTCACACCCGTCCCACCGCCCTCAGCCGTATTTCCCTGGCCCGCCCCTATAGGGACACGTCCACGCATGTCGGGGACGTTGAAAGTGGTAGAGCCGTCTCCTGCGCCGAAAGTCGTGCCGATCACGTTGAAGAGAGCCGCATACGTGGTGCGGCTCACGGCGGACCCGTTGCAGACGAGCCAGCCCGTGGGGGCGGACGCCCCGGCGTACATCCTGACCTCGCCCGTGAAGAGTCCCAGAGAGCCGTAAGGCAGCGAAACGTGCTGAGAGGCCGTGATGATCCCAGTTGCTATAGCTGATAGCCCCGAATCCAACTGACCGGAATCCCATGTAACGGTTACGGTCGTCGTCAGGGGGCTCCCGCTCGCGGAAGATGTCTGGACGGTCCCGTAGACCGTGCCTGCGGCGACGGTTGCCTCCACCCTCTCGCCCGGCGTAAAAAGGGCGGTCTGGTCTCCGGGCGTAGAAAAGGAAGTGGCCGACAGGTAGGTAAAGCTGAGGCTCTGAGGGACCCATTCACCTATTTGTGGGCTCGACGTGCTCGGCATGGAGGAGACGTTGTCCCTTGACCATACCTGCACTCCGTTCGCGTCCTGGAGGACGAGCTTAGTGTAGCCGGAGAGCCACACATCCGCCTCGCCGTTGGAATCGAGTATGACGGGATTAGGGTTCTGGGTAAGCCCCGTGGAGTCCGTGTATGTGGACTTCAGAAAACCCGTGCCGGACGTACCCGGTTGCAGCGTCCAGAGCTGCCCGCCGGATAGCGGGTTGCCCGTGCCCGGGTAGAACGCCTTGAAGCGGGGATATGGTGCAATCGATGTCTGGCTCATGGCTTAACCTCCATCACTGCTGCCCCGTTAGAATGTTGTACGGCACCCGCTTGCCCGGTACTTCTATAACCGAAGTCGGCTGCCGCGCGTTCATCATCTCCACGACGTGCATGGAGGAAAGGGCGAGGTCCCTCAAATCCTGGGGGATCGGCCTCGCATCCTCGTGGTACTGGCGCCATAAACGGATGGCAAGGTTATATTCCAGAGCCTCGTAGTAAGCAGATTGGAAGGTGACCGTGTCGGTTGGCGCCTGGAACTCGGTCAGCCCCTTTTGCTCGCCTATAAAGAGCGTGTAAGGGCTCGAGGCGTCAGGGTTCGGATAGAGGTTGACCACGCCGGTCTGCACGCCCGCCTGAGTAATGCCGGGATCGAAAAAAAGGGCCGTGGGCCTGCCCGTAGCTATCGCCTTGTCGGTGATCGAGTCCCACTCCTCCCTCGTCAGGATATCGAGGCCGGTATCCTCGTTGTTCCCGTCCCTTATGAACCCATCGGTGATCTTCGAGGGCTTCGGCGTGTTGAGGTCTCCGCCTATGCCTATCGTGTACGCCTGCTTGCCGGCAGTGAGAGCGAAGCCCTCAAGGATCGTCCCGAGCACCATGAGCGAACGGACGGACCAAGCATCGATCATGGTATTGAGCTTGGTAAGGCCGTCCGTAAGCTCGTCCGCCGTCGGGCTTTCCGACTTCGCCAGCGCCCCTATGTCCTGGAGCGCCGATTTTATGAGCTGCTGGACCTGAAGGATCACCTATTTTCCCTCCTGGGACGCCGGTTCAACGGCGCTTGGCCCTTTCCAGGCTATCCAGATAGACCCGGCCAAAATCTTGTAAGGCACACCGAGCTCCGCAAGGGCCTGCTTCACGCCCGCCTCGTTGATGTCGTGCCCGCAGAGACAGACCTTGGGTATCCTGGCCCATGCCTCGATGTCGGCCTTTGCGGCCTCGTAGGTATGCTCCCCGTCGAGGAACACCATATCCACGTCGCCCGGCTTGAAGCGCCCGGCGGCTTCCAGGCTGTCAGTCTTCAGGACGGAGAGGTTCTTGAAGCCCTCCGTGTTTCGCTTGAAGGCCGCGTAGATGTCCTCATGTTTGGCCGCAGCGTGCGTCGTCTCCCTCTCGGAAGGGCTACCCTGAAAGTGGTCTACTGCGACGACAAGGCCCCTGCAGCCGGAAGCGAGGGCGTGGGTGCTCCGCCCCTTCCAGCTTCCCACCTCGACGACCGTCTTCATCTGGGCCGCGAGGTTGTAGAGCACACCCAATTCCCCGGGGGACATCCAGCCCTCTATCTCCGGGCTGGGCATCCGGTAGGCGCTTACTCCCCACGCGATAAGCGCCTGCCTCATGGCGGCCGCCTTCTCCTCGATGGTCGCCTTGTAATTGTGCCAGACCTGCCATGAGGCGCCAACGTCCCGGCATATGTCCGGGATGAGCATGTGCTTGAGGCCGAAGCGGGCGATGTTGCGGGAGACCACGTAATCGTCTATGAGGTGCTCCGCCCTGATCCCGAAAGCCCTCTCGTCGGCTGTGGGGTGGATCCTGGAGACCGCCTCCTCAAGGGTCAGGTCTTCCAGGGGACGCCAGATATCGAGGCACCAGTCGGAGGCGGCAAGGCACCAGTTGCCCTTGCCTATCCACCGGCCGTCCCGAAGAAAATACTCGTCGGGCTCGAACCTCGTGGGCGCGAAGTCGGTCCCTACCGAGAGGGTCACACCCTTCCCGACTACCGCCGTCACGTCGAACATATCGGGGTGGATCAGCGCGTCGGCGTCGAAGAAGAGATGCCAGTCCGCCCCGTTCTTCCCGGCGAGGTCCCATATCTGAAACTTCTCGTAGACGGGCGGGAAGTCAGGGAACTTCCGCTCGCCGATAACCTGGAAGTCCGCCCCGATCTTCGCGGCGTACTCCCTGAAGATGGGAAAGGTTATCTCGGTGATCTCCGGCGCGTAGCCGCCTACGTCGAGCGAGTAGAGAACCTTTTTCATCCCTTAGCCTCCTAGCGGCCGGGTTAATGCAGCATAGAGCCCGCGCCTCCGGCGCTCCGGAGCATAGGGCATAGGGCTTTTAAAACTCTCTGCTCTTTGCTGTTCTTACTCCATGCTCCATGCTCTATGCTGCATTTGCTCCCTATCCTGTGATGCGGCATGCTAACTCTGGACGCAACGCCGCCCATCCCGCCAGCACGTCAACCCTGCACGGGAACTGCTGGTAGTTTATGTCGTAAGCCCTGACGATCAGCATCGAGACGCCGTCGTAGGTCTCCCTGGCCGCGAAATCCACCCCGCGCGGCATCTCCAGGTCCGCCGTCGCCAGCGTGAAGGCGTCCTGGTGGTAGGCCAGGTTCATGGGGTAGGAAGTATTCGCCGAGCCGGAAAGCAAGGTTATAGCCGCGTTCGCAGCCGGGCTTGCTGTTACGGTCCCGTTCGCGATGTTCGCGCCGGCCACGACTATCGACGGGTAGACGCTTATGGCGCAGTTGCCGTTCGCGTCGGCGGTGTTGTTCGCCGAAGTTACCACGAAAGAAGCTGCGAAGCCCGTCGTCGTCTGGTTCTCCGGGTTGACGGCGCTTACGTTGGCGATGGTGATGATCTCCCCCGGCATGAGCACGTTGGCTGCGTTCGCCGTCCATCCATGAGTGTTGAGGTTCGCCCCGGTCTGGCCCGCCCCGGCCACGTTCGCGCTCGCGCTTCCCGCGTGGCTGCCCGTGGTCAGCATGTTGACGTTCTGGTCCATGGCGAACTCGAAGCCCAGGGCCGTCCCTATGACGCCCTTGCGGTACTGGGCCGATATTTCCCCGGAGTCCTGAAAGAGACCGGAGAGGGCGCCCACTGACGCTGCCATAGCTCCCGGGT